CCGGGGTCCACTTAGCCTTGAGCTTCTTGGTGATTGCGGTTACCGCGATAGAATCGACTTTGATATCGATTTCGGGGATATCCGCATTCGCTCCTGCAAGGCCCAGACCGGTGTCGCCAGTAGTTTCAAGACCCCACGGAGTACCACCCACAACAGAACCAGCAGCAGTGCTGGCTGCAAAGCTATCAGCCACAGCGTATGTGGCAGTCTTTGACTCGGTAGCAGCCGCAGCAACAGTGTTGCTTGTGGTATCCATAATGGTAACCGTTATGGTGGTACCACTAATGGAAGTCAGGCGACGAATCACAACATCTTCAGCAGCAAGGGTCAAATCCAAAGCACCAAGATTATTGGTATTCAGATTTGCGGGCGCTGTAAAGGTGAACTGCGCGATCTGCGCGGTCGTGTCAGCAAGAAGGTCAGGGTCAAACCTGACAAGCTTCTTCTGCGCCTCACTTAGAGCGCTTACCAAAGTAGCGGTCAGGGCGGACACAGCCGCCAAAGTAACAGACGCAGAACCAGTCGGAGAGGCGTAGCCACTCTGAAGGTCATAGTAACCGGTTTCAGACAAGGTGCCTACACCGCTAGCGATTCCACTGGCCACAGCGCCACCACCGTAAACGGAAGTAGTTCGCGCTGTCGCTCCTGCCCCCACCTTGGTATCCGTGTGAGTGAAATCAAGGAAAAAGATCAGACCAGAAGGCAAGCTCATGGGCTGAACGCTAACGAGGTCGTTAGCTACGAGTCCACCGAATACACGGCGAACAATCGGAAATGCAACTGCTGCAAATCCTTCCACATCCCCTTGGGACATGGCAGATGCTTCGCGAAGAAGCTCTTTAGCTTGGTTCTCTAAGAGACAAGCCATACTATTCTTTTTGCGGTCAGAACCCAACCCCTCCAAAAGACCAGTACGATTCCACTTATCAAGTAGAGCCTGACCATCCTTTTCGAGACTACGGTTGACAATTCCTTCCGTCAACTTCTGTAAAACAGACATTTTTAAATCCTCCTTAAATGTGTTTAATTCTTAACAATTCCTGCTAGAAGTTTCATCCTATCCGTTGCCGGGTCGGATGATTTTGCCTTGGTTGCCCGTGGCAATGTGGAAGATCGACGTTCTACAACTTCGCTCAGTGATTTTGGCGTCTTCTTAGAAGAAGAGCCCACCGCGCTCTGAAGTGTTTCAAATATCATCTTCGCCTCATCTACGGAATCTGCCTTTGAAATAGCTTCGACAATCTTATTTTTTTGTCGCTCATTCAAGGAGTCACTAATCAAAACTTGATTCGTATAGAGCAATCGTGCATTTTGAAGATTTGTGCCTTCTACATGGTCACGCATCTTCAATGCAACGTTCTTAATTTTATTTTTTTCTTCTTTAATTGATTTAATTTGTTTTGTATATTTTTCAAGCCTTTCTTCAAGCTCTTTTACATTTTTTCTTAATTCTTCGTTCTCTTCGGCCAGTTCAGAATCTTTTTCCTCTGCAACAGCTTGCTCTTCTGCCTCTTCAAGCTCAGCAGAATTGGCACCAGCCCAACCGTCTGACTTTGGTGTGACGTCTACAGTCAATGTCTCAATCAAATCTGCAAGGAGTTCTTCGCTCAAATCAACTTCTTCTTCCAAAGCCATAGCGCTTGTTAGACCCATGTCTGCTGCTTCTTCTTCCTCGGCTTCTTCTTCTGCGTTAGCTGCGGCAACCAATTGGTCCAAATCAATTTCAACTTTCTTATTGGCTGGGTCTTGCATATCTGGACAAGCACAAAGGTCTTCGCCGTCTACAGCAGCAGGAACCAATTGGTCGGCCACAGCCTCATCTGATTCCATTCCTTCTTCGCCACCCAATTCCATGTCTAACTCGCCACCAAGTCCAAGAGGGTCCTCCTCTTCTTCAGGCTGCTCTAACAAAGTCGTAACAGCGTCTTTGATTTCAGCCTCATATTTTTCAATAATTGCTTGTTCAGCATTACGCAATGCGGCTTCTTTCAAGGCTTCTGCATCGATAATTGCCTCTTGTAACATTTTGGACATTTTGGTACTCCTAACCAAAGTTATTTTTATCACAAATAAATAGTATCTTCAACAGGTAAATACCTTTTAAGCGTCAATTCCCGAACCAGTCAGCGCATACATGTCATCTGCTTCAATACCTGTTAACTCCGCAAAGATGCGAACCGAGCCGGAAACACCGGAAGTTTGCGTAGGTACCCCCGATGCATAGTTGCCGTATCCCAAGCAGGTAATGTGCAATGTCTTTGTCTTAGTATCAAATGTGTATGCATCATTTGGCTCATCTAAAAAGACATAATGATTTTTTGTTATCTGATCAATGTTTGTGCCATCCCAGGTAACTCCAGGGGTGGGTCCAAAATAAATTGCCAAAGAGCCAGTATAAGTATTCTCAATAGCGAGACCAGCATGGTGCCGCGTATTGACAACAGTAAAGTTCTTTGTTACGCTCGGAAATTCTATTGTAAGTGTACCAGAAGGCGCAATGGTTGAGCCCGTCATCCACGGTCTACCGGAGACCTGATATGCTGGGACGTGTCCCAATCCTGAAGTTTGTCTATAGGTTCCCGGTACTGAATCACCTTTCGCCATTATGTCCTCTCTCTACTTTTTAATTCCCAGGCGCTCAAGAAGAAGTTCCTGAGATTCTAATACAGTAGATAGTGTCTTGCGCAAGGTTTTGATTTCAGCATCTTGATGTTTGACTGCCTCAGTGAGAACAGCAGTTAGCTTGGAATAATCAATCCCCATACCGCCATCGGAAGCCACAGCAACAATCTGCGGCAAGACTTTTTTCACATCCTGAGCAAGAAACCCAATCTGCTGCGCTCTCCACCCTTTGACCTTCCTGTCTGATGATTTCAAGTTATAGGTAACACCTTGCAATCTATTGATTTTATCTATTGCATTCGTCATTGGCCGAATATCTTTCTTCAAGCGTTCGTCTGAGTGAGTAACAAAAGCTTCTGCACGAATTTTATTTGTATTGTTGTCGCCGGTAGCTACATCAATCATATAGTCGTCGTCGTGGTCGTTACCAATAGTCAGAAGTTCTACAGCCTCAGCTCCCTGGCTGCGCCAGAATTGTAATTCTTCATCACCGGATGCTGAGCCATCCCATTTAAAATGAGTGCCATTGCTATCACCCCAGAGATAAACCGTCGTGCCATTGCTTCCACCGGCAGCGCCACTATTAATTGTCCCGCTGAGCACTGGAGACGTCAAGGTCTTATTAGTAAGAGTGTCCGTTGTGGCTCTGCAAACTATAGTATCATTTGACACACCGGGCACCGTGATAGTCCCATCACCCCCAAGCGAGTCTTGGACAACCATAGTCATGTAGTTGCTGCCTTGGTCGCTATCCTCGTAAAATCTAATAAAACCAACGCCAGTATCACCATTTTTAACGGAGAGACCGGCATTACATGTCACAGAACCAGAGCTTGCAATTGCGCCAATTGAATTGATTGTGCCAACCACTTGCATATTGCCAGAGCCGGACACTGTGGTAAAAGAGGCAGCAGCGGGGGTCGTTGCGCCAATTGTTGCGTCAACTGTACCGGCATTAATGTCAGCAGTTGTTGCAACTAAAGAACCAATTGTGCCCAACGATGTCAAGCTAGAGGCAATAACAGCGCCTCCAAGCGTTGTGGCATTAAGGACTGAGGTACCGTTAATGGCATAGTCCCCGCCCGTAATAACATCAAAACCTGCACCAACAGCTGAAGAGCCACTGACTTTAAGGCGGCCACCATCAGAGGCACACAATAAGGTAACTTCTCTATCAGTGGTAGAGCCACTGATGAAGAAGCCTGCACCAGAGTTGGTGCCGCGAGTACCGGCTGTATTACCCGTGCCTCTTGAAAGCTCAATTACGCTATCTTCAATCCGCAAGTTCGCGGTATCAATGGTGGTTGTTGTACCGTTGACAATAAGGTCTCCAGTAACAGTGAAGTTTCCAGCAGCAGAAGCAACTGTAAGAGCGCCAGCAGAAAGGGTCGCATCACCGGAAACCGTAGTCCACGACGGGTCGCCGTTGACGTCGGCAACAAGAATCTTTCCGTTTCCTCCTACTGCGAGGGCAGCTGGGTCGCCAGAGGCATCACCATAAATAATCTTGCCGCGTACAAGTCCTGCCATTTTAGCCAAAGTAACTGCATTGTCTGCAATCTCGTCGGTGTCAACTGCATTGTCTGCCAGATGAGCATTGTCAATAGAACCATCAACATAATGTTCTGAGTCAATTGCATCATCTGCTATTTTAGTTCCATCTACTGAATCAGCTGCTAAATGAGCTAGGTCAATAGAACCATCAGTATAGTGTTCTGAGTCAATTGCATCATCTGCTATTTTAGTTCCATCTACTGAATCAGCTGCTAAATGAGCTAGATCAATAGAACCATCAACATAATTATCACTGTCAACTGAATTGGCTGCCAGATGATCATTGTCAATAGAACCATCAACATAATTATCACTGTCAACCGAATTGGCTGCCAGATGAGCATTGTCAATAGAACCATCAACGTATTGGTCGCTGTCAACCGAATTGTCTGCAAGCGTCAGCGCACCACCAGCTGCGATGGTTGCGTCACCAGAAACGTCAGCGAAGACGGCATCTTGGAGATTTGAAAAAGTAATCTTTTTCTCCGTGCCTGCATCAGAGAACATGAAATGGTCTGCGGTCTGGTGAATGTCAGCGCTCCCTAGAGCGCTCAGCGCGTCAATATTAACAGAGGCAGGGTTGGAAACAGTACCAGCGCCGTCCGCTATATATATCTTTGCTGCCGTCCCCGAACCAGACACATAAAGCATCGCGGTTCCTGATACTCCGGGTGCTGTGTAGCCGTCTGCGGAAGCCGTTGCTTCCAGTGTTACATTATATTGTCCGTAGGTTGTAGCCATTTCATATTACCTCCATTATCTTAATATGCGCGGCGTGCGATTTAATCTGTAATAAATAGTAGGCTACTTACGATTAAGAATTGATTTAAGCATATTAGAGAAATTCTCAAACCTTTTCTTTTGAGCATGGGCCAAAGTTTCAATTAAATCAGTCAGTTTATTAAACTGTTCTTTTTGAATAGAAATTATTTTTGTTTGCTCTTTTACTGCCTCAACAAGCACTGCATTAATGCGAGTATAGTCCATGGCGATTGCATCAATGCCATTCTCTTCATAATCAACGACACACGGAAGAGTTTTACCTACATCCTCGGCAATAAAGCCGATATCTGTGCGTCCGCTGTCGTTCCATTTATAGGTCACTCCATCGATTTTACTAAGAATCTCCATAGGATTTTGAATTCTTTCAACGCCACTCTTATATCGTCTTGAAGAATAGGTTACATAAGCGTTGGCCTTTACGCGGCCTGCGACACCATCAGTGTTGGGAAGTGTCAAGCGGTGGGTAACGTCGCCACCAGACGCACCAATGCCAAGGTAACCAGTGCTATCATTATACAATAAACTAGCCGCACCACCCATTGAGCCACCATTATTATATTGTAATTGTGTATCTGACCCCGCTACCGACGTCGCACCAGTTGTAAGGTCTGTCTCAGATAAATCATTTGATCTCCAATAAACTTTTCCATCGGCTTTGGTGTATAAGAACCCGCCATTGCCTGCGCCTGGGTCGGCGGGGGCTGAACCCTGCTCAGCCGTCAGTTGAATTAACCCAACATCCAACTCATCCGTGGCCTTGGCGAAAGTAAGACCGGAATCTCCTGCCAATACCCCAGCATCATTAAATTGGACCTGAGTATTTGAGCCGCCTATAGTAACAGTACCAGCACCAGCACCAGCTTTTCTAAATTTTCCAAAACTTCCCACTAAATTGCTCTCCTAAAAAGTGGTGCAAGCTGCGAATAGAAAATCATTAGCATTAACAGCGCTATTCGCCAAGAACAAAACGCGGTCACACCCGCCAATCTCAAACACTTTATAAACTTGAGAATCGCTGACCGCCCCAGTAGCAACTGCGTTGCCTCTTGCATCTGTCAAAGGTGCCCATCTTCCAAAGGCGTAGGAAAAACCCCACACGGTAATGGTTCTACTATCCCCAGACGTATCTGTATCCAATAAGATGTGCAAATACCTTTGGTTTTCTGTCGAATATCCAGCGGTTGCATCAGTAAGGGTGGGCTCAGACGTAACCGATGCCACCTCTGTTCCGTGAGTACCCGTAAGGTTCTTTGGGCACTTGGTGCGTCCATAACTATCCCATGTTGTTCTTCCAGTTGCCATTTATCCTATTCCTCGTTTTAGTAATTAGTGCTTTGACTTTTCTTGTTCCTGTAACTTTTTCATTAATGCTTTTCTTTCTCGTCGCTTCTTTCGGCGCTTCTCGGATGGTTTTACATAGTATGCGCGTTCTCGCACTTCTTCTATAATTCCTTCTTTCTTAACTTTTTTTATAAACCGGCGAATCATTCGCTCCGGTTGTTCATTCTTACGCGGAACAATTTTTACATGTACAACTTTACCCACCCTACCTTCCTTTTCCGAAAACACCAAGTTTAGATATATCAACACCTGGATCGTTGGGGGCGACCCCATCTAAGGCTGAACTTGGTGCTGCTGGGCCGCGAGAAGGCTGGCCAGCTTTGTTAATTGGGTTGACCCCCTCAAAGACATCAATTCCATTAAAGCGCTGACCCATAGACTCAGAAAGAGATTTCCTCTGCCCCTCTAGCTCGCGACGGTGGTCGCGACGTATTTCTTCTAACGCAGCGTTACGCTCGCGAGGAGCATCTTCAACGGGGGTGTGTGCAACAGGTTCAGTTAGCAACATCTGCGGGCCAAGGCCCTTTACAATCTCAGTGATTATTCCAGAAAGCACCCCATCATCAAAGATAACTTCTTTGATGCATTGCTTAATCAGCGGCTTTAAAGTTTGTTTAAGCTCGTCACGTTTCATTCCAAACCCACTATTATATTATTCAGAGCACGGTTAATGCGGTCAGACTTATTAAAAATGTTTGACTCTTTGTGTTCCCTCATCATATAAGCTCCGGGGGTTGACGGTTCTGAGACAAAATCAAAACAAATTAATTGAAAATCATCTTCAACAACAGCCTGACCGCTGTTCGATTCATGCACCGAACCTAAACCTCGGGACGAAATCCCCAGAGTGACACCAGAGCTAACCAAGTCTTGTAAAATCCTTCCCGATGGGGTATTCAAAACTTTCACTTTGCCCATCACACTGTCTCCATCCCACCAGATATCAGTAACCATATGCGAAGCATTTTTTAGATTAATAACTGAGTCTTCTGGGTGGTCTAACTCACCAAGGGCGCGACGTTCTTTGACAAGTTTTTGATAATTTTGGACCTCGCGCCTAAGAACTTCAGCGGGGTAAACACGACCATTGCCATTAGGCGTGTTCGCTTTCTGCATCACGCCGGATAAGTAAACAGTACCACCGCGCACCTCTAGTTTCTCCGCTTCAGACAGGTAGTCTGTGCAGACTCCCCCTTCACAAAGTTCATAATACTCTCTTAGAATTAATTTATTTGTCATAATAAGTTTTCCCTAGAATACGGGCGCAACCCGTTCGCCCTAAGAGCCTTTGCAGCAATGACGAACAGGTTGAATTTCCCATCTACGCTTTATTTTTCTCTCTATTTTCATACTGTTCATGACGTAAGCCCCAATCACCAAATAATATGCTTAACACATAGGAAGTACCAGAACTTAGCCCCCCTAAGAGAAAAGCGTTAACGATGTTTAATTCAAATGTAAATAGTTCTGTATGGTGGTTTATGCCAAACAGAATAACACCAACCCAAAAGCCAATACACATCGGACAATGAAAAAAACCACCCAATATTTCCTTAGATGGTCTCACGCGATTAAATATTGAACCGTAAACTAAAATTTGGGTTATCCCATAAGCGGATAATATAAAATATAAAAGCTCCAACCAATCACCAAAATTTTAAATATATTGCCTATCTCTTTTTGCTGGAACTTGCCCAAGCCCATAAGCATTTGCTGTTCCGATAGAACCCTTCTTTGAGTCCGATGGCACTTCGCCCGCCTCAGTGCTTTCTTCTGCTTCTGGGGCTGTAAGACGGTCTTCTTCCGCTTTCTGATAAGCCTTCGCAATCATAAAGTAGGGACGTTCTGCTTCAAGAAACTTTTCAACTGAAAAAACAGTCATCTGAGTGCTGTCAACACCTTCAATTTTAGATTCCAATATTTTTGCTTGAAGGGAGCCGTAAACATTGCCGCCGTGAACAGTAGAAAAATCAATTACGCCCTTTCCATTTAAAAAATTAAAAAGTCTATCTTGTGTTTCATAAACTTGGTCGCTCATATTATCTTTTGCTAGCGCCAAAACTTTCTGCTGCTCGGGATATATCACAATATCAATTTCTTCGTGGTCCAGTATCAAAATGTTATTATCCAAGGTACGACGGGCTGCCATCTCAACTGTAGCATGCGGTGTGGGCTCGTCAGCCTTCCTGATTGTGGGAGAATCAACTGTAATATTAATTTCTGGCATTATGCTTCAATCTCCCTAGCCAAATCCTGAATCTTTAATATCTGCATAAGAGATTCTTTGCTGATCTTATTCTTTTTAAAGCTCTCTAAGATAGTCAGGACCTTGTTAGCCTTATTAATCATATCCTCGTCCTGTTTAATCTCGTCCATCTTCAAACTGGAAGACAAAACTTTCTTCAATCGTCCAATTTCCTCATTCAAGAAAACTTTCAAGCCAACCCCATTGTCAGAAAATGATAGAATATAATTTTGAAGTAAGCTACTTTGCCCTTCGCCAAGCATATTGATATATTTTTGATTAAATTTCTTTATAAAATTTTTGATAACAAGATTATCAACTTGCACGGGATTCTTATTCCCCTCTGACGATGACCAAGTCATTGATTCTAAAACAACATCTTCTAAAAGTATGCGCTTAGCCGGGGGGACATCGCCATTAAAAATTTGATAGACTGTAGCCAAGTTTTTATAATTCGGAACAAATGTATTAAATACTTCCTTGGGCAAGTCTTTATTCATTCGCTTGATAATCGCACTCTGCTCAGTAAAAATATTCTTCTTGTCAAGCTTTTTATATTCCTTTCTCACCTCAACTAGAAGTCGGTTGGCAGAAGACTCGCTAAGATTCTGCGACTCACACAGCGAACGATATAAATTCAATTCCTTGTGCAGCAACGAATCAGCACCAAAGTATTCCTTTAAAATGTTCAACGTTGCTTCTTTGGTTTTGGCGTCTTTGCGAATAACTGACCGGGTTAGTTCCCTAACCAGAGTTTCAAACAAAAATGCCGTATTTCTCTTTTTATTATGTTTTAGTTTCATTGCTTTTAGACTCCAACTCCTCAATTAACACTTTAACACCACGATTAACTTCAAAAACACTATTCTCTTCCAAAGAATAATTAGAATCTTGTTCCTCCGAAAGCCTTGTTGCGCTTGCAAGACTTTTCAACTCGTCATGACCCTTAAAAGTGTTTCTTTTTGTGGAGCTAGCCATTTCTCTAGCATATACCCCATGATAGCTGCGCTTAAGCGCTCCCGATTTCCTTCTGTCCACGTTAACTGGCGTATGATATTTGCCTTTTGCGCCTGGGGTCAAGTAGGCATCATCATCGCGACGGGCTGGAGCAGCAAGGAGTGGGCCTTCTTCGCCTTCTTCCTCTCCACCTTCTTCGCCGCCAAGCTCCTCTTCGTCGCCAAACTCTAAGCCGCCACCGGCTCCCATTCCGCCACCTTCTTCTCCCTCGGCTGCGCCAGCAGCTTCTTCTTCCGCTGCCGCTTCAAGGGCCGCTTCGTGCTTCTTATCAAAGAACATCTCGCGAAGATTCTGAAGGTGTTCCTCGTCAGAAAGACTAAAGATCTTCTTAGCAATCCAACGCTTACTGAAATATCCCTCAGTCGCTCCACTAGCTACTTCAAACTTTGTACTCCAGTGCTCAAGTTCTTGAAGCTCCGCGATGCGGGACGGGTTATTTAATTTAAGCCTAAACGAAACCAAATCATCGCCACGATATCCTAGTGTGTATAAATGGATAACGCCAACCTTTTCTATTTCAGAAAGAATCGCTCGTTGCATTCGTTGAATTGTTCTTGCAAAACGAATATCCTTTTGTGCCAAGGTGGCCTTATCCTCATCTGCCCCTTCACCCCTAGAAAGGTAAGACATGGGTACCTTTAACGCCGAAAACAATTTATCTCGCAGATACTTTACATCATCAATATCACCAGTATATGTTCCTCCAGGGAGACTTTCAATCCTAGATGACGCACCGCCGCGCATAGGAACAAAATAATCTTCGTCAACGCTCATAGGATTATAGCGTAAGTCAACACGACCAGTATCAGGATCAACAACCTGCGCTCGTTTCATTTGCGTCATGACTTTTTGCATGTACTGCTCAATATCATTGGGCGCAATGTTCCCGACATCAATATAAAAAACTCTTCTTTCTGGGGAACGGACAATGCGATAAGCCATCATAGCATCTTCCAACAAAGTAAGTTGCCTCCAGATGCGACGAGCGGGCTCTAAAGCTGATGTTCCATAAGGAGAGTATTTATCATTGCCGAGAATTCTAAAATGTGCTATCTGCCAGTTCTCAAAAGTTAAACCACCCGAATTCCATTGAAACTGAACATAATTTGGATTCGTCTTGTCCTCGCCTTCTAACCTTTCAAGTTCATGAGGTGGCAGACCGATAGCATTTTTAATCCCGTCTGTCTCATCAATGTCCAAGTACAAGAAAAAATCCCCATACTTGCACATAGTCCGACACCAACCAAACAAATTAAATTCAATATTCAAAATATTGTGATATAAGGTTTTTAAAATTGTTTTAATTTCACCGTTTGGACAATCAATCGTCATCATCGGTGACAAAGAAGTAGAGGTTGTCATTTCATCGGCGTAAATATCTAGAGCAGAAGCAATTTCTGGAGTGTATTCCATCTGGTCGAAATCAGAATAGCGCTCACCGCGATTCTGCGCAGTCATATGAGCGCTTGATAAGTTCTCAAAAGGATTGTACTGGGTCTTTTTAAATTGCTGGCCGGTCGTAGAAGTAAATCTATATTTATCAAGCTGACGGCGACGAGTTGAGCGGGGCGTCTGGGTTCTATAATTTACAATGGGGCCAGAAAATAGCCGAGTGAGCCTCTTAAAAAGTTGTGATTCAGGATTTCTGGGATTGTTTTCATTTTCTGCCATTATAATTTATCCTTTTCACTTCAAGAGCCAACCGAATTCTTTTCTTTCTTCAATTGCTTTTCTTTGCACGGCTCTCTTGTGCCCCGTCATGCCGGGGATAGTTGTATCTAACATTGTAGACGATTTTGTCATAGAATTTAAGATAACCTTTTTATATTCTGAATCTCTCTGATTAACAACTAAAGCGGTGTCGCGCACCCAACAAGCAATTGCCAAACTCATAACCAAATCATCATTGTATGAGCGCATTGCTTCGGGCTTGCCATTGTTCCAAATAAAAGTTTTCATCTCATTTAAGGATCTAGAAGAGCGTAATGTAATTAGTTTATTTCTAATGAATTCCTCTAATTTCGCGACAATCAGGGGGCGAGTTTTCATCGATGTTGTAAAGCCCGGTACAGAATTGCTGCGATGCTCGGCTTGATACGAATCAATATATTCATGAGTGGCTTTGATTGAATGATAAAGGTTGGGGTATTGAAGCTCCATTAATTTTTCCAATACTGCGAAACCGATATTGTTATTTTCCACAACAAGCATGCAATCTCCATATTCTCTGCCCGTTGTATTAAGCAAATTTGCATACATGTCCAGGTTAGCTTTTCCCTGATACTCTGCTACTTGGTGTAGAGTGTGTAAATCAATCACATGAAAAGCAGAAAAGTCTTTTCCGTCGCCACGCGCAACATCCGCTACCAACAAATAAGAGTGTTCAGGATTGCAGGTTTCCCATATCCACAAGTTCCTATCAAAGCCGGTTCTGTATTGAGGTTCCAAGATGTCTTCATCTTCAATCCTTGACAAATCCTCTGGGTTCAGCACTGTTTCGCCAGACATATTAAAGCTGCACTCAAGCTCTTGGGCAATCTCGCGTTTGGACATATTTCTCGTTTCTTTCTCAAACCATTCCAAGTCCCGGTCGGGGTGTGCATCCCATGGCAAAGTTGTTGGATGAAAATCATTCATACCAGCGTCCGCATCCACGAATGTTTGATGAAACCAGTTGCCAACACCATTAGGCGTGGACAACGCGATGCAACGACCGCCAGTTGATAGTGTGGGATATAAGCCGGTCCACAACTCTTCCAGCCCATCAACATGCGCGGCTTCGTCAATAACAAGCAACGACAACGCTTCAGAACGACCAGCATCAGCACTGGTTGAAGATGCTTTAATTTGCGAGCCGTTTGATAATTCGAACGAAGTCCTGTTATCCACAACAATAGGCGCGACCATCAACCACGGTGGGAGATGCTTGATTATGTGCTTAACTTTTTTAACAAGATTTGTGGCAGTACCAAACTTGGTCGCCATCACAAGAATATTTTTGTCGCGATGAAACATCATCATCCAGACAACGTAGGCGGCAGAAATCGTAGAAATACCCAACTGACGCGCCTTAAGAATTACATTAAACCTGTGGTCGTTGAAGCTTCTTATAAGGTCTTCTTGAAAATCATAGGTCCGAAAAGGAATCAACCCCCGAAGTGGGTGAGAAATCTTCGCATAATTATTAATAAAATAAACAGGATCCTTGCCAGACTTGACAATCTCTTTTATAATTTCCTGTTTCGTTAATTGATAGCTCATTCTCTGCTTTTGTTAATTTCATTTTCTAGGTTCTTCATCTCTTTTACCGGAAACGTTTTCTGGCTTTTTGGTTTTCGGAAATTTATCTTTCCCAATCGCCAACCAATTTTTAATTGCGTCATCTAAGCGGTCTTCACTTTCTTCTTGGACTGTCCCCGTACTATCATCCATGCCGCCAACCTTAAAGTGTTGTTTCGCCTGCACCCAAGAGCGAACTCGGGATGTGCTTTGCACTATTATGTCAGGGTCATCTACAGAGGTCAGTGACAACGATTCTCCAGTGACAGATTTATATTGCTTCTTTAAGAATCCAGCACATTTCTTCAATAGAGACTCTATGTCTGTTTCAAAGCTACTGTCATGAACTTCTTTAAGTTTCATCTCACTGTGATATTTCAAACAGAGGTGGTCACCGTACATAACAACTGAAAATCCATCAATCAGCCGCCTGTCATGAATGCTTACCTCTTCCTCTCTTCGGAGAAAACCAGTCTTAAGTGGCTCTCCTTTCTCATCCAACGCGCCGTCGTGTGTATTCGCCATAGCTTGTGAGATTCCATTTACAATTTCAAGTGTTGTTGCCATTATTGGGCCTCCATCCTGTTTTCCATCTTTCTTCCCTGCCGTCAATATATTGGATGTAACATTCGTAACAACATTCAAATTTATTCATATAAACATCATCCTTCATGTCAAAAGAATATACGCTACAGACAGGACACTCTCTTCTCGTTTCTTTATTAAGTAGTTTCTTTGATATGAAAAACCCGCCGTTATCCACCTTATCTGTCTTCTCCGCTACGGCTTGTTTTCTCTCAGAAAGTTTTCTAATTTCTTCAAGATACTTCTGTTCTTTTTCATCATCCCAATCGGCGCGAGGGTGAGCTATCGCATCGGAACCATATTTCTCTTTTATAGCTTTCTCTATTGCCGCGATACGATTTAAATCTTTATCCACTTTGTCCCATTACTTTATTAATGTCTGCGGTTACCACGCCTAAAACTTTGGCCTCATACCGTTCATGGCAGCCCATTTCTTCATGATTCGCCGTATATACGCCATCAACCTTATGGTCATAATCCCATTGACGAGATCTGTTTTCCAAATCGTCGGCAACTGAAGAGCCTACCGAAGCCGCGATGCAGGGAGAAGTAGGCGACAAAGTATAGTCATCACCCGCCCTATTTGTAAAAAGCGGGTCTGTCTCAAGGTCGCCTGTACCAGCACCACCATAATAGTTTGTGGTATGTCCATAAGAATCATTATAAGAATGGGTTGCCGCTCGTATCCCACCAACAGAAATGTTAGAGTTTCCATAAACGATACAATAGCGCACTGTTCCACCTGTGGCTTTTATTGAATAAGCCGCTCCACCATCAGCACCACAATTGTCCAACGTGCAATGCTCAACAAGACCCGCGCCTGTGGCGCTTATACCTATATCTGCAATATTATAAATCAAGCAATTTCTCACTGTTATCGCCTGAGTGGCTCCGTGGATCCCATTCCCGCCAGCTACAGTAATATCATAAATCTTGCATCTCTCAACAATGCTGCCCGTCTTAAGTCGGTAAATTGCACCCCTTCCCGAGACTCCTCCAATGTCGTGAATCACACAGTCACGAACATAAAAAACCCTATTAGACCCCTGCCCCGATATCGCATAGTCATCAAATTCTCTGATTTCAAGCCCAGATATTATCCACCCTGTATACGCCTCAATGCCTATCGCCAAAGCCTGGGAGTTTCCATCCAGTATGGGAGAATATCCTGTACCCGCCCGTATTGTTATGTCAGCTCTAACTGGCGATGTGGTGCGAAGAACTTCCTCTGTGTAGGTTGAACTATCTTGTATTTCTATAATATCACTAACGGCAAGAGAGGCAGAATTGACTGCCGCATTGATTGTCGTGAAGTCACCCGACCCATCAGCCTTAACAACATGTGTAGTCATATTATGTTATCTCCACCCAAGTCGGATCTGGGTTGAAGTAAACAAGAACGTCACTAGAATCGTCGTCGATTGCATAGCCTACGACCCTTACGATATCACCTGAAGACGATGGCGCAGTAAAATCAAAATGACCAGCTGTTGTTGAAACATATAATGGTAAACCGTCAACTGCCCCGGATCCCGGTATATTTAAAATTTCGGTATCTGGAATCCTTACAAAGCCTTGCAATAGAGCGCCTACTGTACGCGCAGACCCACCTAATCCCACGCCCAATAACTGACTACCGCCAGTTGCTACAGCATCGGCATCAGTGCTGTCCCAGGTGCCGTCCGTGTGAAGAAAATATATTTGGCCTGCGGTCAGTGTGTCGTCGGCACCAGGAGAATATCGTAATATTCGTCCGCCGCCCTCGCCATCGGATAGTTGATTTTCGAATGTTGTCGTATTATAATCATGCACAACTGAAAGTGTCGTTTTTGGGTCATTTGTTCCGATACCAAGACTACCACTAGCATTAATTCTCATGGCTTCAGCCAAAGTATCGTTATTCATCGTGGAAAATATCAGCCCACTGGTTTTTTCTCCTAAGATTGAGTCGTGATCAGTGCCGGTGGGGGATGAGACTGCTGCTATTCTTGCGGTTCCTGTCTTGGCTCCTCCACTGACGTTTTCTATGTCAAAATCAATAGAAGTTGGAGCAAAATCGTTAACATCCGCATCATCAGATCGATAATTGTGCAACCTCAACATTGTCCTGTTTGTCGTACCATCATCGACAGAATTTTTGATATCAAGATATGCTTCCGGGGCGTCTGTACCAATCCCGACCTTATCTGTAGCGGTGCTTAAGCGGACGATGGCATCATCCTCATCCGTCCATCCGCCGCCGTCGCCACCGCCACCGCCGCCAGCGGAACCAGCCACCTCCAGTATGAACATTCTCAGCTGCCCACGGGTCATATTACCAATTTTAGTTCCCGCCATTAGTCTTTAAACCCCTCCGCAGCTGCATAAAAGACACTAACGCTTAAAAGAATCCCCACCACGACACCACCAGCTAACCACCAATGCGAATAATCGTTTGGCTGGTCCAAAGATATTTCCCTCAACCGTGATATCTCTTCATCTTTAATCTTCATTAAGGAATCGTGTTGAGTCTGTAACGACTCTTTCGCGGCAGTGGCATTAGACAATTTAAGTTCCCAAAGCGCCTCGCTTTTGTTAAGTTCAAAATCATGCCTCAGTTTCAATTCAAGCACAGCGAATTCTGTTTCAGCCAGAAGCCGCGCAACGCTTTCTTGGTCAAATAAAAAACCAGCAAAGGGAGATTCCTGTCCCTCTTTTAAAATCGTGAAATTGCCCAAGTCAAGCCTTGAAATGTCAGGCGAAGCCGATGGTTCGGATGGCTGTGCTAACGCGGTCGCTGGAAATGCCAATAAAATACATAAAAATATTGCAATCAACTTATTCATTAGAAACCTCCGAAGGGGTATATTTTATTCCAAACTTTTCTTCCAAGCGAGCAGCCAAACCGGCTGGGTCATCGTTAAATTCCTTTATATATTCTTTTACCTTTTTCTTTTTATTATTTGAAAGTGTTTCTCGTCGTTCTGCGTATTCCTGCTCCAACGCATTAACAATGTCTTCATATTCTTTTAATGCCTTATCGCGCTTTTCCATTTCAACAGTGTGTGTCTCTTTTAAAGCCTTAAGCTGGTCCTCATAGCTCTTCGTTGATGCTGCCAAAACCTTTAAGGTTGCCGCTCCGTTGCGGCGGAAAACAACCCAAAGTACAACAGTATATGCCAATACGGCTGGCACATACCAGTAATTCTTAAACCACACCCACGCCTTTTTTAAAAAGAGTCTGGCGGCTATCCATGTTATTGAAACCACTTTCTATTAAGCTCCATGCCTCCAACGACTGGCGATATCTGCCATCCCCTCAACTCCAATATAAACTAACGAAATGGCAACCCAATCGCTTGAAGTAAGGTCGGCAAATGCCAGAAGCCCCGTTGCTGTCAACCAAACCATTAATTTTCTAGAAAAAAGTTTTCCTAATGCTTTATCAACTACTTGTTTCATAGTCATGTTGTCCTCCATAAAGTGTCATTTGTGCCTAAATAATTAGTAACATCATTGATTTATGTATGCGAAACCATCTCTCTTGTCAATAACCAGCTGGGTGTCTACACAGTCTTTAAGATTGTCTAAATGAGAAATTAACAAGACTGTCTTAAAGTGTTCTTTAACCATATCCATCATCCGAACAAAACCTTCCATATTATCCTCATCCAAGGCTGTGCCGGGTTCGTCAAGAATAAATATATTCCCTTTCGGCAACGAAGAGACATTTAATAACGCAAGACGAATCGCCATGGCAGAGATGGTTTTTTCCGCTCCAGACCCTAGTTCCAGTGGTCTTGGTTCAAAGCGAGCGTGCTTGATATACATATCTAGCTTTCGCCCATCATCCTCCAAAAAGACTTCAAAGTTTGCAATATTGGTGAGAATCTTAGCAATTTCATTATTAATAGTCGGCAGCTTGCGCTTGATAATATCATATGCGATTCCGTTGCTATGCATACATTTCATATAAAGGTCATACGCTTCATAGTCCTCGCGAAGCTGTTGCAATTCGTTCTTCTGGTCTTCAAGGTTTTTAATATTCTGCTCTATAGATCCGTGTACTTTATAAAGCTCCAGTATCTCTGTTTCGCATGTTTCCAGGTCGGCTTCATAAGCAAGCAAAGCCTCTTTGCTTGATTCAATGGAGCGAAGAAGCTCATTGTAGTTTTCAATCGCCTCTTGGTTTTGATAATAATAATCAATATCCTTTTGATTATCAGCTAGGTCTACATCAATTGAAAATAACTGATTGTTATTCCTTTCAATGTCCAAGCGAAGTTTTACGTTTTCCCCCTCTGCACTAGCCTTCTTTTCTAGCAGCTTATCGTACTTCGCAAGGTGGTCTTCTACGGTGGATATGTCTAGCGCTAATATTTCTGCGCCACACTCATCCTTCTTGCAATCCAAACCTGAAATAGTATTTCTAACATCCTCAATTAACTTTGAAGCCTCATACGCATCTTTAATAAACTTGCATGACGTCACAAACTGATTGCCACACGGGATGCCCTCTAAGTTTTTTGCACGCAAGGAATAGATATCAAATGTCCTCGCTTCATCTTCTATCTTCCGCGTCAGCTCGTCAAGAACCTGAGATTTGTCAGCGGCAATCTGCTTCTTCTCCTCTAACACTTCAATATCAAAGTCGTGCAAGAACTCTTTTGCTTTTTTAATGAATAAGTTGCCCTGTTCTATCCCCGCAGCATTACTTTTATTTTTTTTCTCTATTTCTTCCCGCCTCAACACAAACTGTTTCTTCTTGTCTAGGCAGTCTTCAATATCAATAGGATCAGTGCGTACAGCGTCTACCTTATCAACAAGCTTTTTTAGTTTCTTCTCTTTCTTCTTAATCTTCTTCTTTATAGATTCACAAGCCTTCTGATGTGTAAGATTTTTCACCTCATTATCAAAAAGTATCTGCTTCGCTTCTCCAATTTCTAAATCAAAGTCTCTCCCCTCCAGCAATTTAATCGCACCCCTCAAATCTGAAGCGTTCTCCTTAGCTAACCTATATTTTTTATCAAATATCTCTAAATCTAAAAACTTTGCAAGAATTTCTTTTCGTCTAGTTGACCCCTCGCTAATAAAGGCTAGGGAGCCCAGCTGAGAAGCCATTGACGTTAATAAGAAGTCTTCAAGACTGCCAAACACTTTACGAATGTTCGCGTCTGTCCCAGCTCTAGTTAGCCCATTCAAGCTAACACTTTCACGGGTTGCCGTATCAGTATTATAAAACTCCACATCCGTTTTTGCTTCAATCGTTTCCTGACCATGCAACTTCTTAACGTATTTCTCAGACCTCCGCTCTACCACATAAGATTTATTACCAATTTCAATTGAGATCTTGCCGCTGCCCCAATCCTTTGTCTGGTTAATAATGTTTAAGTTCTTCCTAACATTTTTAGAGGTAGAATTAAAGAGTCCATATAAAAAGCTATCAATAATGCTTGACTTTCCAGAAAAGTTCTTACCAAAAATACCCACAATCCCGTTCAGGTTTGTAAAATCAATACGATTAGCTTCTCCATAGTTAAAAAGATTGTCCCACTCCAAAGAAACCAAACGCCAATTGATATTACGCGCTATTTCCTCGTCTTCTTCTGCCATAGAATTATACTTCTTATTCATAACATAAACGCGGTCAAGCGTTTTGTCGTCCACTTGGTAATCCTTGAGGTATTCTGCAATTAATTCTTCTTGCACTGCTATATTTCGTAAATCCTCAAGTTTTAGACCATCTGTCAACTCTTCTACCGAGCCATATTGGCCAGCAGCTCTATTTAAAAAAGTAACCGACTCTGGTCTAAATCGTGACCTTGCGACATCTACAGCCTTGCGCATTCTATCAAGCGGAAGAACACTATTAGACACCAATCTAATTCTAGCGCCCGGTAAAACTGTCGCACTCTTTGGAATTCTCCCTTTCGGGGTTAGTTCAACAGTAACAAACGGTTTTGGATTCTCCAATGTGCAATGCTTGCAAGTAAATGAGGTTTTATCTTTAATATCCCAAACCAAAAACCCCTTATCGTTTGTCTCGCCATGGTTCTGCTGCACAGTAGAACCAGGATATCGGATCCGCCCTGCCCTATCTAATGCCTGATTGGTTTTATGAATATCTCCAAGGAAAGCATAATCAAAATCATCAAAAATACCAACATCATTCTCTCCATAATCTATAGTCCAGCCCGTATCCGTCTCACAGCCGCTTACAGACCCATGGTATAGAGCTATATTAACCTCATCCGATATTGTTGGCTTTATCCAATTGTCTTCATCAAAAACTGACAAGACATTTAGAGTAAAACCGCCTTCAAGTTTGACCTCCCCAGATTCTTTTAATAAAAACAAGTCAGGGTGCGCCAATGCATCTACAATCGGCGTTAAAGCGTCTTGCCTGCTTGAGTTGCGCAAGTTCCCATCATGATTCCCCAAAATTATATAGGTTGGGGCGATGTCAGCGAGGTTTTTAAAGAAGCCCGCGCACATTTCAACAAATTCTGGAGAGATTTGTGTTTTTGTGTGGGCAATGTCGCCACAGTGGATGATGTAATCCACCTTTTCTTCTTTAAGACGCGCATAAAGCAACTCAAACACGGCCCTATACTCAAAATGATACTTCAAATTCCTGATATGTGTATCAGCAATGTGCGCAAACTTCATATTTTAACCGTACGTTCAAGCAAATACAGAAAAAAATAACAAAATGA